AGTTATCTTTTCCAGTTGGCACACATGCTAAACGTAGATCTCGATCAGATGTGGGAAGAACACCGGTTCAAAATGAACGACAAAAAATATAATCTGAAGTAGTAGTAACAGCTATGAGTAAGTTTATGCTCAGCGATGAGGATGCCATTAACGATGTGAATCCATTTGTCACACATGATTTCTCACTTCCAGGAAGTGTGCGACAGAGTGGAGGGTTTGATAATTTTTCCAATGTATCCGGGAGTGAAGGTCTGAGTGAACCCAGTGAAAGTGTTTACTGTAGCATCGGGTCATGTGAAACACAAACTGCACCTACTCTCGCGTTCGGTGCGATTCACCCTCGAAGGAACATAGATACCGGGTTCGTGTGTGATACACCCGAAAAGATGAAGGTTGGTGTCGCGAAACAAACCCGAGTTCCGTACTTTGGTATTTTCTTGATTGCTCTTTTTATAATTCTTGCTCTATCGTTTGTACGACGGTGAGGAAGTACTCCAAACGATCTAATTTGAGACACTCTTCAATGCACTGACGCACGTGTTTCTTACAGAACTTTATGATACACTCTCTCTGCCAAGCACTTTTCATATTAATAATGGGTGGCTGGAAGCTGGGATCTAGAATTTTTGTCGCGTGTGCGAGACGAACGTATACGTTTATGTCACGCTTGTAATAGAGGAGTGAGTCAAGTGCGAGTTCAGCCATTCGCTGTCTAACCTCCAACGTCTTTTCGACCATGATGTCCAAAAACTTGATGTACGGGATAGTATTCTTCTTGGCTTCGAAGAGTTGCCAATCCGCGAGAGGTTCGGTATTCATGTAATCCGTGTACGTCTCGTATCCCTTTCCGCGGACATACGAATCATACACAATTTCCACGTAAGTGAGATCGGAATCTATGTCATGTACAACTTTCGCAGACTTAAAGAAGGAACTCATATACTGACATAAAGAATATATTCTTTAAACACCTAAGTAGTTAAACGAGCATCTGCTAATTTATGAACAAATGTACTCGACGATCGCAAACAATTCATTTTCCTATCTCCTCACGATAGATGAGTTTAGGAATGCTTTCCCAGAAGACTTCAAGCCCTCGTGGATAAAGATCACGACGATTACGATGGTGTCAAACTTTATCCAAAACATCGACATCAAGCGTCTCCGTGCCGTGTTTGAAGATGTCGGGACGTACAGGATGAAGCGTTCCGGTACAACGACGGAGGGTTTTGAATGGAAGTTGAAGCCGACGACGTTTTACAATCAAGTGACACTGACCTACCACGACTCGTACAGTACCAAGTCTGTCAAAGTGTTCCCCAACGGCTCCATTCAGGTCGCCGGATGTTGTGATCTCTTTGACTGCAAGCGCATCATCACGCAGTTGATTCACATTTTCAAAGTCTTTTTGGATTTGAAAATCGAAGTTTCTAGTGATTCTTTCAGGGTTGTCATGATTAACTCGAATTTCAGTCTCAATTACAACATCAACCTGATGAAAGTGTCCGATTGGTTTGAAAGGTACAATGACATTTTCAAAGTATCGTTTGAGCCCGACAGGTATTCTGCTGTGAAGATAAAGTTTAAGCCAGCCCATGAGATGAAGGAGATTACATGCAGTATCTTCAGTACCGGTAAAATCATCATCACTGGCGCAGAAACACTCAAGGAAATTGCCTTTGCATACAACATTATCAATCAACACATCAACGAAAATCCTGAGATTCGAGTGTCTCGCACAGAGGATACAGATGTGTTTGATATTTTCCTAGGGTACAAATGTGACCCATTCGTGAAACATCTGAAGAGTAAGGGTTTTGAATCGTGGATGAAGACGATTACGAATAGACAAATTAATTTCTAACTTTATAGTAATCAAAATGTCTCAACGACTTGGAATGGCCGATGGACGCTGTTTCACGATCAATACGTCAGCCCAACTGCTGAACAACTATGTCATGAAGAAGAATGACATCACCTTCGAAGACAATTATTCGTACCGCCAGCTTCTCCAGAAGCAGGGTCCCGAGCTCCTCTCGAAGATTCAAGATGAGCAGGGTAAGGGTAAGTGCAACTCGTGTGATAAGCCCCTCATCGACGCGTCGGGTATCTACTAACTGAGCTAAATCACGATAAAAACTTTAATACCATACTCTAGAATGTCCACATGTTCTATATGTCTAAATGAAGTCAGGTCGACGAGGACTAACCCTCCGATTCGCTGCGGACATATATTTCATACCCACTGTCTAGAGCTGTGGAAATCCCAAGGTAAGAACACATGCCCCACGTGTAGGAGAGTGTTTGATGTTTCTCAATTTAAAGTAGATGTTACGATTCATAATAATTACACACAAGTATCTAATGTCGTCTCACTAAACGAAGATTCTATCCTAGACGTACTAGACCTGTTCGATATATCATTCGAAGCAGAAAACGCACTCGACCTGAACAGTATTCTCTCAGACCTTGGGATAACCCTTGCCGACTTTGATGCCGCTATCCTTGACACAGAATGAACTACAATACTTATCATAGTTTAACTCGTTATACTTTCTCGAAGCTGTTCGAGGATCCTTAATCACTTTACCATTCGCATCACCTAACAGGGGCCCAGTCGCCCAACCACGTTTATGACTAAACACATTCGCTTTGAATGTGATACGTTGCCCAACCTTAAATGGACCACCCTTCTTGANTCTTGACTCGGGAATCTTGAAAAACGNGGCGACGGACTTGATCGTATCACCGGGTTTGATCTTATACTCGACGACACCGTGTTGTTTGTAAAAGTGAAAATCACCTTGTCGAATATAATTTGTGGGTCTACCAGATGACACGAACATCATGATTTTGTAGTACCCCTTCTTACATTTTTTGTCACCGTCAATTTTGTACACATTTTTAGGGTTATCAGAAATAACGCGCTTGGGTAATCCATCACACGAGGTGTAATTGTGTCTGACGTTAGACATACCAGACCGATCACCGGGTATGGACTTTTGCCAACGATACGCTTCGTAGTCTCCGACTGCGTACGCGTAGCAGTTGTTGTTGGGGATACCTTTGTTTGATCCCCAGCGTCGGTTGGTAAATTTACTTTCAGATCCACTTAACGGAAGGTCTTTCGACTTCGGTTTAGGTTTCGGCTTTGGCATCTATAATCTACCTAGAAAAAAAATATCAGCATGTAATAAATGTTCAACAACCTCATCAAGTCCGAAAACAAGGATGATGTCTTGAAGCAGCTCCTCGTGTTCGTGCTGTCGATTCTCATCAGCACCTTCATCCTCCGCCTCGTGTGGAACTCTTCGCTCGTGAAGCACATCACCGTGCTCAAGCCCATCAACTCGATGCTCGACGCGTTCATCCTCTCCATTTCCATCAGGGTGATCGCCGGTCTTGACCGTTAAATTTTACGCACATATGTTCAGTTACTCGTTCCATTTATAAACATTTATCCATGTATTATAAATGTCATCCACTGTATTCAACATCGGAAACAAGAAGGTCACGCTCAAATACACCAGGAAAATGCCCCGTGGTGAAGTTGAACGGATGAAATCATTCGTCACTAAGAGTGGTGAGAAACTCGTCAAGACTTCAAAGTTTAAGNTACTCTCTGAAGTTGACGAAGGTACGAAGAGGGTTTTTAAGGTTGACAAATCTTCTTTTTGAGCATATTACGTTCCTCATTTGATAGGCCGTTCACGTAGTTGTTTATCTTTTTGGTTCCTCCAACAAACTTCATGGCGTTCCTTACGTTTTGAGGTGTCCTCTTTTCCCTCTCAGCCTTGTTCTTAGCCAAAGCCCTATCGTATGCAAACTTTCTGACAAATTCACGCTTCTTACCCTTTGCATCGACGAAAGAGAACTTCTCCTTGAGACGAACGGGTGTGGGTGTCTTACCCTTGGTAGCCTTAATTTCCTTGACTCTGGCATTTAGCTTATTCGCAGCCTTCTTCCTCCCACTTTCAATCTTCGCTGCATATTCCATCATATTGGAAGGGGACATCACCCCGTAGGGTGCGTTA